CCCAACCAAGGGCTTCTCGTGTCGTCGAAAATCGGCAAGCCGAAACCTGCTGAGTTTCTGACGCTCAAACAAGCGCGAGCTACCGCCAAGAGGAAGAGTGCCGCGTGAGCGTCCGCATAATGACTGCGGCATGGTCAGCCGATCTCGCGGCCGGCGATAAGCTTGTGCTCCTGGCATTAGCTGACTGCGCCAATGACGAAGGCCATTGTTGGCCTGGGATTCGCAGCTTGTGCGCTAAAACCGGGAAAAGCGAGCGTAGTCTGCAAGCTTCTATCAAAGCGCTGTGCGATGCTGAACATCTCACCAGAAACGAGATAATCGGTAAGGGCTGCAACTACTTAGTGCACCCCCGCAAATCCTGCACCCCCGCAAATCCTGCACCCCCGCAAGAATTGCAGAAACCCCCGCAAAATCTGCGGGAGACCCCCGCAAAATCTGCGGGCAAACCTTCACTTAACCGTAAAGAACCGTCACCTTCAAAGTTGCGCGCGATCCCCGATGACTGGGTTCCATCGGAGTTCAGTCTCGGGAGCGAGAGCCGCAAGGTGGTCGATGGTTGGCCGCCTGGTGAGATTGAAGCGCAGGTCGAGCAATTCCGCGCCCACCACAGCTCGAAAAACAACACTTTCAGCGATCCACAAAAAGCTTGGTCCACTTGGGTTCTAAACACCCGCAAATGGGGAATTGGGAAGCATGAACGATCCGCCCCAACCGCCGACGCTATCAGTCGCGTACTCAGACGGTTCCGAAATGGCGCTGCTGCTGGGCCGGATCCTGACGTTGGTAGCGCCAGCTTCGATGACGGCCGAACAGCAAGAGGTTTGGCTCATCGCGGCGCTTGATGCGCTCCAAGGTATCCGAGCTGACGAGGTTAGGGCAATCATCCTCGAGCTTCAGCGGACGGTTCAGCGCCCAAACCAGATCGTTCCGGAGATCGCTCGGCTGGTTTCGGAAAAGCGGGCTCGAACCTCGCTTTCATCGCGCCAGCCGGCAAGTCAATTGTTCGAGATCGAACGAGAAGCCGAAACGCGCCGCAAAGTCGCCAAAGGTCAGCGTGAAATCGAGGAAGCATGGCAATGGGAGCGATCAGCCAAGATCTCGGCCGGACTCCATGTTCCTCCGCTTGAACCACCGCTTAGCCGTGACGAGCTTGCCAACATGACGCCGCAGATGCGCGAACTCGGATTGAGCAGCGGGATGCTCGAATATCGCGATGGGATGCTTGTCGAAGCTAGGTTTTGATTTCTGGGAGGGGTTTTGGAATGGCCACAGCAGCCGCAGACTTGGGGAGTAACCGCGTGAAGGTTCCCGCGAAAAGGCGCAAGTTCAAGACGGTGGTTGTCCACGGCAACATTGAACTGTCGGCCGAGCACGGCAAGGCATTGCTGCTGAGCATTGGCGCCAAGATGGATGCACGCCGATTGCAACGCCGGCTCGAACGAACCATGCAGCGCAATCGCGGATTTCCAGAACGGCAGTCGGTCGCTGTGGCCATGCTCGCCGTCGAAGAACAGATCGTCAAAGCGCTGTGGACGATCGCCAGGCAACCGTTGGGGAAGATTGCCCCGCTGATCAGCAGGAATTGCGGAATCGGCTATATCCACGACCGAAGTGACGTGCATTCGATCTATTCCGATGCGGCTGGCGGTAAGTGGGATACCGTGGCTCCGCGTCCATCAGTGCCGAGCTCGAGGGAAATCAGCACTGCTAATCGAGTGCAAGATTGGCTGCTGTTCATCGATGACGAGCATCTGAGAAAGCTGTTGGTGGTGGGTGCCACATCGAAGCGAGGCGATGCGGGCAGGCAGATCAGCTGGCGCCGCGTCTGCAGCGGAATGCCCGAACTGAACGGGATCTCACTAACCCGCCTCAACTCCCGATACCAGGAAGCCCTGCGAATAATTGTCAATGCACTGACTATTGCGCATGTAGCGAACTTGGGATAATCAACTGTCTTAAATCAATCATGATGGATCATCGCGCCTGCGGCTCACAAGCTTGCGGGCGCTGCTGTATTCGGGCCTCGGATCAAGCCGCAGGGACATTATATACAATGCGTACCAGCGACTCTATAGAGCCTCAGACAGGCCGGCGCTTAGAAATTGAGATCACGCCAGAGATGGTCGAGGCGGGCGTCCGCGCGGCTTCGCTTTACGACTCTCAGGACGACCTTTCGGAGATCGTGCGCGCGGTTTTTTCTGCGATGCTTCTCGAAGCCCCTCATTCATGTCATCGATGAGCTGCTGAACGAGCGCGGTTGCTTGTGACTCAGACCCAGTACGGATGAATCTGGCCAGCCACGCGCACACGCACATGAAATACATCTTCATCATGGCCGGTAGCCTGCCGTACATCGCGTCCAGGTCGCTTATCCAACCCTCCTCGAAGGGATGAGACATTGCGACGCCGAGCATATCTCGAAGCGGCTTGTTCTTGAACGAAATTGAGCGGCGGCTGTGTGCGCACGCATTGCGCATCTCTCGAAGTGCCTCGCACATTGTCACGTGTGGGCGTTTGAGGATCCCCAAAGCATGGGCAACTCGGATCTTCGCGGAGAATGTTCCGAGTGGCGCGTCGGGCCCGAACAGACGCGCATCCTCATCCTTTGAGAGGTCAACAAAGTTTCGTTTGATCGCAGAGAGAAGCATATCCTCAACGCATGTGGCTAGGACGATGACGGCTCCACGATCCGTCTCACCCGCGGCAATATCGCCTAGGTTCTCGTCGAGCTCCCACAGCTGGGCCTTGCCATACTCCTTCAGCGCCTTCTTCGCGGCGTCCCGGCCAATCTTTTGATCCCCGCCCATTAGGTGTACCTTCCGCTCATGACGCAGCAACAAAAGGCCGAGCAACAGCGGGATGACCTGCTACGCAAGGCATTGGCAACCCCACCGATCAGCAATGAAGAGATAATCAGGCGATCAAAGCAAGCGCCGAGGAAGCGAGCTGAATTGGCATCGACAAAGGCCCAGTCGTCACTTACATCACTGTCCGGGGACAAAAAGCGAGCGCAATGAATGGCGGAGCCTGACACGACTCCCGACGAAAATTTAACGGCTAGGCCCGTTCCAGCGAGCTACTTCAATGGCTTCCTTCTAAATCTGAGTAACGCAGATGTGGGGCTTCTTACCCTGCTGGACAATCAACCTGTCCTTAAGGTGAACATGTCCTACACTGTGGCGAAAACTCTGATGCTTAGATTGCAGGAGGCAATAGAGACTCTCGAGAAATCGACCGGGCGAAAGATCATGACCACTGATGACGCGGGCGAGGGCCTGACAGGCGGGGGCAAAGTCCAGTGAATGAGTTTCTTCAGCTGCAGCCGTATTTGCGGAAGCTACACGAACTGCGCTCACTAGAGAGTGGGTGGAATTATGGCACGGGCGTACGTCCATCTGATCTTGCGGAGATGCACGCCGCCGCCATTGCGTTCCTCACGTATCTTGGTGGCGCAACGTCATTCGAGTTCTTCCCTGAAGACGAGGGCGGCATTTTAGTTATCGCGTATCGCGGCAATGAGTCGTTCGAAATTCTGGCACGCAGTGACGGTCTATTCGAAGTGTCTTTTGAGAATAACGCGGGCTTGCATCCGGCGAAGATCTTGGACACCTTCAGAAAAGTTCAAGGAGAATTGGAGCAGAACGGGTGGCAGTTGAGGAAGTCATCAGGCTCCTACACCCACGGCATTATAGCGAGCAAAAAAGCCGCTACACGTCCGTTGCCTTTAGGCCAGCTGGGGGCGGTGTATCAGTCATCGACACCGCCTGCATCGCCGCCAAAGGAAATACTTGTTGCGCCCATGCGGAGCATTATTATCCCCGCCGCGTCCGGGGATCACCCACGATATTCTGGCGTATCCAAACAGCGGAACTTGCTGCTGGTTGCCAGCTAGAGCCCCAGACAACGCAAACTGGCGACGACTGCCACTACAACATCATCGGAATGACGTCGCAGCAATGCGGCGACCTGCTGCACGGAAAGCAAATCACCGATTTCGAGATTTGCGCGCCGGAAGGTCTGAGGCATCTGACTGCGGCGGACTTGCCGCCTAGCCTCTAGTCCAGCGCTTTCGGCGCCCACCAAAATGCGGCGCGAGCCGGTAGAAGTCAGATGGCTGCGACAGCAGGTTGACGGTAGGTGAGGCGTTTGCCGCGCGCACCTTTCAATGCCTCTGCGGTGCGGGCCATGTCGTCATAGCCGTTCGCGGCGCGGTACGTGTACCGGAAGTCGAACTCGTGGAGATAGCGCTGCAGATGCTTGCTGCTGCAGTGCTGATAGATGCCCTTCATCCCGCGTTTGAAGATGCCGAAGAAGCCTTCAATCGTATTCGTGTGGATGGAGCGATCGGAAGTCGAGACCCACTCTTCGTTCCAGTGATTGACGGAGCCGTGGCCGCCGCGATATTCTAGGCAGGGGCGCTTGTAGAAGTGCGCTTCGTCGGTGATTAGGCGGCTATCGCGATAGACATTCGTGAAGAGGATGCGGCTCAACGTGTCTGCGTTGAGAGCATCGGTGACGACGAAGCTGCGGGCGCGGCCTGTAGAGCGATCTACCAGCGAGACAACCTTGTTCATGTTGCGAATTGCCATGCGCGACTTGGGCTGCCCCTTCACCTTTCCGATGAAGGTCTCATCGACTTCCACGTCGCATCCGGGACCGCCCATTGGGTCGCAATCCTGCCGCATTGCTTCGCGGATGCGGTGGTGCATGAACCATGCTGACTTGTAGGTGATGCCAAGCGAACGGTGGAGTTGATGGGCGCTAATGCCCTTTTTGCTCTCGCTCACCATCGCGAACGCATAGAGCCACTTGTTCAGCGGGATCTTGCTGTCTTCCATCACAGTGCCGACAGTGACGGTGAACGGGCTCGCACAAGCGTTGCACTTATAGACGCCCTTGCGGGTCGATTTGCCCTGCAACTTAGTGATATTCTCGAAGGAGCCGCAGTGAGGGCAGACAGGCCCGTTCGGCCAGTGAAGCGCCTCTAGGTGCTCACGGGCCTTGTCGGCGTCCTGATAGATTGGAAGGGTGATGTTCGGCATCGGTCTGTCCTCTTGCCGATGCTTCTACCCCGTTTCGTGCTAGTACGTCAAGTATATAATGTCCAGCCGCAGCCCGACCCGGCGCCGCTTCTTCAACGCCCCTTTCGAGCAGCGAGCGCCGGGAAACATCGGGGACATCATCGCAGACAGGACCAGGCCGATGACCAGCCGAGGAAGCTATCGCATTAGGTGGGCCAACGTGAGCCATGGCAATGGATATTCCGTCAGCATCCAGCGCATGTGCATCGCTGAACGCCGCAACTGGCTATGTTGGTGGCCAGTCAAGAATAGTGAGTGGAGAGCGATCCCGGCACACGCGCTCGCCGATATCGAGGTAGACAAAGAACTAAGGGCTCGTTTGCGCGAACCACTCATCGTTCATTGAGCACCAGCAAACACAGGCCAAAGAGCCATGCTCCTCATCAAATCCACAGCATCAGCAATGCTAGGTCTTCTCTGTATCGGCCTCATCATGGAAGCTGCTGCGTATATCGAGATGAGGCGTGCCCGAGCGCACTGAGCGGCTAAGAGGCAGGGCCGGCAAAGCCCAAAGACGACGGCGCATGAAGCGAAGCCTTGGTCTCTGCCAGTTGTGCATGGATCGCGGCATCACACGAGCAGCAGCTGTGGTCGATCACATAGTTCCGCTCGCTAAGGGCGGTTCGGACGAGGACGCGAATACAAGGAACCTGTGCAAGCAGTGCCATAACGATGTGACTGCTGAGCAGTTCGGACATCGCAAGAAGATCGCGGTCGGCTCGGATGGTTGGCCCAAGTGATATGTCGGGGGGGCGGTCGGCTCATTTTTCGGCGCGCGCTGGACACCGAGCCGCAACTCGCTTTTTCACGTCTGCAATTCACAGCATGAGGTTAGGGGATGCCGCGGCCACGCACGCCTGAGATGAAGGCGAAGGCCACTGGAGCGGCCGTTATCAATGCGGGCAGGTTCGCCTCTCGCAAGGCTCCGAAGAACTCGAAACTAGGTTCGCCGAGTGAGCATCTGAAGGCCGGCGCGCTCATCGCCTGGGAAGGGTTCAAGCGTGAGTTGCCGTGGCTGACAGAGGGGCATCGTGCCTTGGTCGAAGTGGCATCGAACCTTCGCGGCCGGATGATAGATGGGCAAGATGTTGGCGTTAATGCGCTCTCGCTGCTCCAAGTCTGCCTATCGAAACTTGGCGCCACGCCGACCGATGAAACAAAGCTGAGCGTGCCCGACGATGGAGACGAAACAGATCCGATCTTCGACGCCTGACCGCGCGACGGACTATGCGCAGAAGGTCGTTTCCGGTGAGATCGTCGCCGGGCCTCACGTCCGCAACGCCTGCCGACGACATCTCGACGACCTGAAACGCGGCGCCGAGCGGGGCCTTTTCTTCGATGAGGCAGCATCGGCGAAAGCATATGAGTTCTTCGAAACAAAGCTGAAGCTCAGCGAAGGCCAGTTCGAAGGCAATCCATTCAGGCTTGATCCGGCGCAGGCGTTCATCGTCGGATCCATCTTCGGCTGGATGCGCGAGGACGGCTTCAGGCGATTTCGCCGAGCCTACATTGAGCAAGGGAAGGGCAACGGCAAGTCGCCGCTCGCTGGTGGTATCGGCCTGAAGGGACTCGCGGCCGATGGGGAGTTCGGAGCCGAGATTTACGCGGCCGGCGCGACGAAGGATCAAGCGGGCATCCTTTTCCGCGACGCGGTGAAGATGCGCAACCAGTCGCCGGACTTGGTGAAGCGACTGAGACCGAGCGGCGGTCCAGGGCGGGAATACAATCTTGCGTTTCTTAAGACCGGATCATTCTTTAGGCCTATCAGCCGCGAAGCGAAAAAGACCGGCTCCGGCCCGCGACCGCACATGGCTCTCTGCGACGAAGTGCATGAGCATCCCGACCGCGGCGTCATGGAAATGCTCGAGCGCGGGTTCAAGTTCAGGCAGCAGCCGCTTCTGCTGATGACGACGAATAGCGGATCTGATCGCAATTCAATCTGCTGGGAAGAACACGAGCACGCGATCAAGGTTGCCGCTGGAAACCTGAATGCGCGTGATGGTGATGCCTTCTACCTCGGCGAAGCAATCGACGACACGACGTTCAGCTATGTTTGCGGGCTCGATGAGGGCGACGATCCGCTAAATGATCCGAGCTGCTGGGTGAAAGCCAACCCGCTGCTCGGGGTGACGATTACGGAAGATTATCTCACCGGCGTTGTCGCTCAGGCAAAGGCAATGCCGGGCAAGCTGAACAATATCTTGCGGTTGCACTTCTGCCAGTGGACCGATGCCGAAACAGCGTGGATGACACGAGCCGCGCTTGAGCCATGCCTCGTCGATTTCGAACCGCTCGACGAGCATCAGGGCAAATCGGTTTTTCTGGGAGCCGACCTTAGCCAAGTGAAGGATATCACCGCGCTCGGCTACTGCGTTCAGTCGGGCGTCGTCGAGGACGGTGAGCATCAAGGCAAGTCGATCTACGATGCGTGGGTTCAGGCATGGACGCCGCGTGACACGATCGCTGCGCGGGCATTGTCGGACAAGCAGCCTTACGAGGAGTGGGTTCGCGCCGGTTGGCTGAACGCGGCCAAGGGCAAGAGCATCAATTACCGGCACGTCGCGCAAGCGCTTGCTGAAGCCCAGCACGATTTCGACGTTCAATGCTTGGCTTACGATCGTTATGCCTTCAGCCGAATGCTCGAACCGGAAATGAACGAGCTCGGGCTGAACATCGAATGCGTGGAGCATCCGCAGGGCGGCACGAAGAAGGGTAAGCCGACCGAGGCGATGAGGTCAGCGGCGAAATCGGCGGGTCGTGAGCCGGAAGGGCTGTGGATGCCGATGAGCGTCCGTCACATAGAACAGTTGATCCTGGAGGGCAGGATCCGCATTCAGAAGAACCCGGTGATCATCTCGGCGATGATGAGCGCAGTGACGGATGAGGACCGCTGGGGGAACTATTGGCTCGCGAAAGAGCGAGCGACGAACAAAATCGATGCGGCCATTGCCCTATGCATGGCGGTTGGCGCGGCGACCGCCTTCGAAGGGGTGCGGCCGCAATATGAGATGATGGTGATTTGACTGCGATTTTGTTAAGGAAACAGCGGGCCGAAGCAACGCGCTAACGTTGCCCCGACCCTAACCACCAAGCCTATTCGGAGGCGAGATGGCTGACCGCGACGGTATAGTTCGATATTCCTGTAAGCAATGTGGATGCTCATTCGAGCGGCAGTTCGGACGGGGAGCGAAGCCTAAGTTTTGCTCAGCCGCCTGCAGACAGGCAGCGTGGCGAGCGAATCCATCGCCTCCTGCGCCTCGGAACAACAGGATCGGGGAATGCGCCGCGCAAGGCTGTTCGAGGACGATATTTGCACGGCGTGTCTGTGTTCTGCATTACCAGCGCCTCCGTACATTCGGCTCATTCGAAGATCCCAAGGCCATATGCCCTCATTGCGGCGAAGAGTTCTTAGCGCAGACCCGCGGGCGTAAATTTTGTTCGAAAAAGTGCCTGCAGATTTCGAGCGCCAGAAAGCGCGGGAAGAGGCCTCTCTCAGAATACAAGCAGGCGATCTCCGATGCTGCGATTAAGATAGTCTGCGAGGAGTGTGGCAAGTCGTTCAGACCGACTAGATCCGGCAACCACCGGAACGGTGTGCAGCGGTGCTGTAGTAACGAATGCGCCAACGCTCCACGCAGGCGTCTTTTTGCCATTAAGAACGAACTGCAAAGATGGGGCAAGGCTGAGCGATCAAGACTGAGAGCAATCTCTAAACTTCAGCGTGCCGTTGTATCATTCCAAGTTCGATTGTGCGCTTGCGGCAGATCTCTGGAAAAGAACAAACGGCTCTGCTCTGACTGCGCTGCGACACGGAAGGCGGATCAGAGAAATAATGCGCCTTCACGTAGGGCCGATAAGGCCATGCGGAAGGCATTGAGCCGCGGAAAAGTGGACGGCGCCGAGCGCTTCGATCCGCTTGAAGTACTGGCCCGAGACGGTTGGCGATGTCATATTTGCGGCGTCAGCACGCCAAAGAGACTGCGCGGAACCTTCGACGATCGCGCTCCTGAGCTAGACCATATCATACCGCTGGCCGCAGGCGGCGAGCATACCCGCCTGAACACCGCCTGCGCTTGTCGCAAATGCAACATCGCAAAAAGCAACAAGCCGCTAGGACAGCTGAGGCTGGTCGCTTGACCCACATGGGAGCCTATCAAAATGGCAGACATGATCCGAAAGGCGATCGCCGCTCCAGCCGGCGACGATCCTCTCACCTATGTGATGAGCGACGAGACGGTCGACCGGATGGGCGATGTCATCGAAGCTGATGGTTGGAAGCTGACGAACTTCCTCAAGAACCCGATTGCCCTCTTCAATCACGATTACAAGTTCGTCATCGGCCACTGGACGGACGTGAAGGTCCAAGGCGCCAAGCTCATCGGCAAGCTGAATTTGCTGCCCCAGGGAATTTCGGACAGGCTCGACGAAATCCGCGCCGCCGTCGAAGCCGGCGTTTTGAGAGCCGTAAGTGTAGGTTTTACGGCTGATCCTGATGCAGTCGAGCCGATGAAGACCGGTGGCTATCGTTTCGGGTCAACCGAGCTGATGGAATGCTCGCTGGTATCCGTCCCGGCGAATCCGAATGCCCTGCAAATTGCCAAGTCGCTTCACCTTTCGGATGAAGTGCAAGCCATGATCTTCGGCGAGCCTGAAGCACCCGCCGACCCAGAAATTCCAGCACCACGAAAGGTCGATGCCGCGCCTGGCAAGAAGACCGTCGTGGTCAAGCTGGATGCACCTGCCCGCGACCGGGCTCCTTTCGTCATCAAGAAGATCCACCCGGAAAGGAAACGGGCATGAACTATGCAGAGCAGATCGCTGCTTTTACCGAGCAGCGCGCGGCCAAGGCGGCTGCGCAGAAGTCGGTTATGGATGCTGCCGCGGAGAAGGGTGAAACCCTCGACGCCGAGCAGCAGGAAGAGTTCGACGGTCTCCAGGTCGAGATCGAAGCCATCGACGGCCACCTGAAGCGCCTCGTCCAGGTCGAGAAATCGGTCGGTATGTCGCTTGCCAAGCCGGTGAACGGCAGTTCGAGCGAAGAGGGTAACGCCTCCCGTGAGGGCCGGATCGTCGTCAGGGCTCCGGAGAAGCTGGCGCCAGGCATCGAATTCGCCCGCCTCGTCAAATCGATGGGAGCGGCTAAGGGTGACGTCGGCCGTGCAATCCGCATTGCTGCAAATCGCTATGGCGAGGACAGCAACGCAGTCGGCGTACTGAAGGCAATTGATCTCAGGGGGACTGACAAGCTCGACTTTCCTGGGTTCGAGGCGATCCATAAGACGAATGTTGTCGCCGGTTCGGCAATCTCGGGCAACTGGGCCTCCGATCTGGTGTTGACCGAGGGCGGCGCGTTTGCCGATTTTGCCCTCTATCTTCGCCCGCAGACGGTGCTCGGCAAGCTCAACCTCCGCAACGTTCCGTTCAATACGGCTCTCGGAAGTTCGACTAGTGCCGGTGGTGGTGCCTGGGTAGGCGAAGGCAAGCCCAAGCCGCTGACCTCGTTCAACTTCGACAAGACGCATCTTGCGCCGTTGAAGTGTGCCAACATCGTCGTTCTGACCGAGGACCTGCTTCGGCAGGAATCGTACAGCGCTGAGACGCTGGTCCGTGACGAGATGGCAGCGGCTCTGGTACAGCTCATCGATACCGACTTCCTCGATCCGACCAATTCCGGAACGAGCGGTGTCAAGCCGGCGTCGATCACGAACGGCGCTCCCCACGGCGCAGCTTCGGGAACTGGAGACGCGACCGATATCCGCAATGATCTGAGGTCGTTGATCAACGAGTTCATCGTCGCGAACCAGCAGGGTGCGTCGATCACGCTGATCATGCGGGCTACGGACGCTCTTGCGGCCGGAATGCTCGTGAATGCCCTCGGCCAGCCGGAGTTCCCGAACATCAGCATGGGCGGCGGTTCGCTGTTCCCAGGTCTGAACGTCGTGACTTCACAGGTCGTTGCCTCGGGCACCATCATCGCGGTTCAGGAAAGCGAGATTTATCTCGGCGATGACGGTGGGTTCATGGTCGATGTCTCTCGCGAGGCTTCGCTCGAGATGCTCACCAACCCGACGAATGACGTTTCGACCCCGACTGCCACCAATCTCGTGTCCTTGTGGCAGAACAACGCCGTCGGCTTCCGCTGCGAGCGGGTGCTGAACTGGGCGAAGCGACGCACTACTGCGGTAGCGTACCTCACCGGCAACGTGTGGGGCGGCACCGTGCAGGACCTGAGCTAGTCTCGGTCCTAGGGGCGGCGGGTTGGATGTCCACGGCCTGCCGCCCCATTTTTTCCGAGGAGTGAAGCATGGCGACCAAGCAGTTCTATGCGACTGGCTCGTTCAAGTACGGAACGCGGATGCTGCGTGCTGGTGATCCCGTCGAGATGGACGAGCCGAACGCCCGCCTTTTCACCGCGCTGAGGAAGATTTCTCCCAAGGCGCCGCCGGAGACTCCCGCTCCGGACCAAATGGCGGATGAAACGACGGTCGTTGAAAAGCCGAAACGCGCACCTCGCAAGCGAACCGCAGCGAAGAAGAAGCGCGGCTGACGTTGCCCTATCCGGAGATTTTGTCTGAAGACGCCACTGTCGACTTGGCTCTGAGCGGGACAAGCCTCGCTCGCTACGGCGACGGTGAAATGTCGATCATGCTCGGCGGCAACTGCGTGTCGCAGGTTTACGATCCGAAGCTATCGGTTGAACTGAGGAAGACCGCCGCAAGCAAGAGCGTGCTGGCGTGCATTCCAAACATCGCAGCATCCCCTCGCCAGGGCTGGAAGAAATACGGCGAAGGAAAATTCGGGGCGCTTTGGGATCAGAAGCGCACCTATGGCTCGAGCCTGATTACGAGACCGGATTCGGCGCCGTGGATCGACCGGCCGGATTACTGGGCTAAGATCCGACGACTGTGGGAAGATCAGGATATCGTTCTCGTCAAGGGAACGGAGCGCAGCCTGCGCGAAGAAACACTTGCTGGAGCAAAGAGCATCCGGTCGGTGGGTGGTCCTCGCAGGGATGCCTACGCCGAGCTTGACGCGATCGAGGAAGAGATCGGGCTGCCGAGTGCGAGAGTGCTGCTGTGCCTCGGGCCATCGGCGACAGTCCTCGCTGATCGGCTGGCGCGCAAGGGAGTTCACGCGATCGATCTCGGCCATCTCGGCATGTTCATGCGCCATGCCGGCCTTTATGCGATCGCCACGGACGAACTGATTTCGAATGAATACCGCAGCGAACTGATCGAGCTTCGCAAACGGCAGCGCTGGGGCGCCGACGGGCATAAGTTCGCCGAAATCGTGCTCCAGTACGCTCGCGAGACAGAAGCCGCGACGGTGCTCGATTATGGATGCGGCGAACAAACCCTCGCTGCGGCGCTGAAACCGCATATCAGGATCTTGGGCTACGATCCCGGTATCGTCGGCAGGGATGCGGCTCCCAAGCCCTGTGACTTGACGGTCTGCCTTGATGTGCTCGAGCATGTCGAGCCTGATCGGTTGGACAAGGTTATCGACCATATTTTTCGCGTTACGGCCAAGGCGGCGTTCTTCGCTATCGCGACCCGCCCGGCCAACACCATCCTTCCGAGTGGCCGCAATGCACACCTGATCATCGAACCCGCCGAATGGTGGGCCGACAAGATCACGCAGGCCGGTTTCAAGGTCGATCGGCAGGAAACCAAGGAAGGCCGCGAGACGCGAATCTGGGCAAGTAAGTGATCGTCATTCCAGAGGCGGCGCGACCGTTCTCGGAAGTCCAGATGGGCGAGCTAGACGAGCAGCGCGCCAAGCCGGAATGGCCATCCTTGGTAGACGCGATGGTTCGGCAACGGTTCGAGACGGTTCGGCCTTTTCTGCCGGCTCAATGCCGGAGGATGCTTGATATCGGCGGCGGCGTTGCAGCATCGGATATCCCGATCCTTGACCATTATTCGCCCGCTCCGGAATTGTGGGTTCTCGACGGTGATGAGGGATCGCCGGTTGTCGAGAAGCATGACCGTCCGTTCAATTCGATGGCGGCAACGGCTGCTTTGCTGGAGGCCAACGGGCACAGCCTTGGCGGCTTCCTGACGCCTGAAGCTCCGAGCGCCGAAGGTGAGTTCGATCTTTTCATTTCGTTCGCGTCATGGGGCTTCCACTTCGCCCCAGATCGATATTTGGATTTCGTTATCACCCATTGCGCGCCAGCAGCGCGGATCATTCTCGATCTTCGCAAGGGACGGGATGAATGGCGTGGAAGCCTTGCGCGGGAATTTCGGTTTGTGGGATTGGCCTATAGCTCATCCAAGTTCGAGAGGCTCGTTTATGAGCGGAGCTAGGACGATCTCCGTCCTTGCCGGGGGATGGTCGGCCGCCACCGTCGATAAGAGCCGCCTGCCCGGCTTGGTTATCGCGGTGAACGATGCGGCTGTTTATGCGCCACGCGTTGATGTGGCTCTGTCGATGGATCGGCTGTGGGCGGAAAATCGTTTCGGCTGGCTTAGTGATCACCATTCACCGAAGATCGCGTGGCTTCGCCGCTCGGCCTGCAAGAACATTCCGACGCCCGATTGGGTAACGGTTTTCGAAAATGATCACACCAGCACGGATTTTGCGGAGGAAAGCGGCATACTGAATGGAACGAACAGCGGCTTTTGTGCTCTCAATCTCGCCTACCAGCTTCGTCCTGACCGCATCGTTCTCTTTGGTTTCGACATGAACCGCTCACCGGAAGGGCGGCCATATTGGTTCCCCGATTATCCGTGGGCCAAGCTTGGCGGTGCGACCACCGGTGGCAAATACAAGGCTTGGGCGTCTCAGTTCGAGGCTGCGGCGCGAGCATTCAAGAACACCGGGATCGAAGTCCTGAACGCATCTCCGGCCTCCGCGATCGATGCGTTCGGGAAAATTGCTCCAG